TAGGCAGGGTTGGCTGCCTTTTGACGCAAACAACCAGCTTACTGGTGCTCCTGACCCAAGAACAATCCATGAGTACATTGACAACGGCAATGAAAGCAGAATTATTTGGTCAGCAGGCAATGAAATTTACGAAGGCACAATTACTGTATCTTCAGTATCTGGAACATTAACCCCTACCGCTGACAACTGGAAGTTTACAAACTTTAACGGCAAAGTTATTGGTGTACAAGAAGAACACTCGCCTATCGTCAAATCCGACGGTAGCGACTTTTCTGAGATTAGTTTTGACGCAAGTATTACTGATCCTATCGACGCTTTATCAGCATGGGGCAGAGTCTGGTACGTTGAAGGCGACGCCCAAACAATTAGATACAGTGATTTGTTGCAAGAAGGCACGCTAACAGGTGGGTCATCAGGCACAATTAACATGTACACAGTATGGTCTAACGGCACAGACGAAATTGTAGGCATTCAAGAATTTAACAATTACCTTGTCATCTTTGGTCGCAGACAGATTATTTTGTATGCAGGCGGTGAAGATCCTAACACTTCGCTGCAGATAGTAGACATTATTAACAATACAGGGTGCATTGCTCGTGATTCTATTCAGAACATTGGTAACGACATTCTGTTTCTTGGCGAAGAAGGCGTTATTTCGCTAGCCCGTAACATTCAAGCAGGCGGTGATGTTAGATCCTTACCGTTGGCTAATTTAACAGATAACGTATCTGACTTTTTATCACAGTTTTCTTTATCAGAACCAGCTGCTAACATTAAGTCTTGTTACAAAGCAGATGATGGCTACTACTTAATTACCTTCCCGTCATCAAAGATTACGTTCTATCTTAATCTAAGGTATTTGACACCAGACAACAAAGCCAGAGTCTTCTTGTGGTATGACATTAACCCAACAGCTCTGGCTGTAGACAGAGAAGACACACTTTACTTAGGCAAGCCCGGATATTTAGCAAGATACACTGGTTATAGTGATAACGGTGAAAGCTACAGCATGCAGTTCAAGACTGGCTGGGAATCAGGCGGCGGCCAAGTAAGCACATCTACTAAGATATTTAAACAAGCTGTTCTTACAATCCGTGGTGGGTATGCCTCAAGAATTACTTTTGAGTGGGGGTTTGACTTCCTTCCTACTAGCTTTGATTCAGAAAACAATTCAGTAGACGTTTTGTTAACTCCTTCTGAGTACGGTATATCCGAGTACGGGACTGCTGAATATTCTCGTATTAACCCAGTCAGTCAAATTTTGTACAGAATGTCTGGCAGCGGCAAATCAATTCAGTTTGGTGTAGAATCAGAAATTAACGGATCAGAGTTAAATATACAAAAAGCTGACCTTTACCTTAAAGGCGGCAAAATCGCTCGCAGGAGTAGACGATAATGGCGAATTACAACAAGTCAGTTAACTTTGCAGTCAAGGATACGCTTCAGACAGGCGATCCTGACAAAATAGTCTCTGGTGCAGAGATTGATACAGAGTTTAACAACATTTCTTCTTCATCGACAAGTAAAGTAGATAAAGTTTCTTCAGCAACGAGCGGCAACATTGCTTCTTTGACTGCTACAGGCAACATACAAGACAGTGGCCAATCAGTTAACACCCTTGTTCCTACAGCAACTATTATTATGTACGCTGCAGATACAGCACCTAACGGGTGGCTTGTTTGTGACGGATCTCCTATTCTGAGAGCTCAGTTCCCTAATTTATTTAATGTTATTGGAGAACAGTTTGGCGAAGGTGATGGATCAACCACATTTAACTTGCCTGACCTAAGAGACAGAATGCCATTAGGCTTTGGCAATATTGGTGGAACAGATGCAAACAGAGTAAGCAACTTTGATACAAATTTGGCAGACAATGGTGGTTCTGATCTTCATGTGCTTTCTATCTCAGAGCTTCCTTCTCATGATCATAACATTCACAGCTTTACTTCTTCTGAGAATCCAACGCCAAGCGGAACGTATGATCCTGCTTTTGGCCTAATTGACGCAACAGAGACAGGCCCACAAAGAGGTGGTGTAAGTAACGCTGGTGGCAATGCGCCACATAACAACATGCCTCCTTTCCTTGCTGTGAACTTTATCATTAAAATATGATTCATAGAGTCCCTGTAGTCAACAGAAATGATTACACGATTTGGCTAGAAAACTATAAAAACATTGCCAACTTTATCCATGCTGAAGTTTACAAGTATAACAAAACAACTCGTGAAGCATTTGGTAAAGACTTAGACAAACTGATGGACTTGCACCAGAACCCACTTTATGTGCTAGTAGAAACAGATAACAATAAGCTGAAGAAATTTATGAACATTTATGGACTAACACTAGATCACAAACCTCTCTGCGATGATGGTATCGAGAGAGAAGTCTATCGGTTAGATAGGAGAGTATAATGGGCGGCATAGTAGATTCTATTGGAGGGCTGTTTGGAGCAAGCGGAGATCCTGTAGGGCAAGCACAATTTAACCCCTTTGGTGCTAGTTCAGCTTTAGGACGAGCTAGTTTTAATAATGGCAGTGCTGATGTTCAGCTATCTCCAGAGCTGCAACGAGTATACGGCGGCCTGCTAGGGCAGATCCCCGGACAGTTTGAGCAGGCAGAAAGCCCACAAGCTGCTTTAGGTTTTCTTAGCGGTCAGTTTGCTCCTCAATTTGAAAGGCAGCAGTCATCGCAAGAGTCTCGTTTGTATAACCAAGGCTTGTTAGGTACAACAACTGGTCAGCTTCAGTCTCAGGGCCTTAGAGAAGCCCAGAATCAGACGCTAGTAAACAGTGCTATGCAGGCTCAGAATCAGGCTTTTCAGCGAGGCCAAGGCTTGTTAGGCAGTGCGATTAACTTAGGTCAAGCACCGATGAATCTCGCACAGCTTGGCGCTAACCTTGGTCAGGCTGACTTACAGACACAGCAAATTAACCTTGGCTTAAAAGATCAAGCGCAGCAAAGACAGGCTGATTTCTTTAGTTCTCTTATCGGCGCAGGGATAGGAGCTGCTACGGGTTTTAGCGGGGGCGGTGGGCAGCCAACCCTTCCGTCCCAAATCTTTAGTGGCGCTGGCGGAAACGCACCGGGATCTGTACCAACAGCAGGGCAATTTGCTTTAGGTGCAAGACTACCCTACAACCCGTATGCTGGTTATTAAGAGATAGGTGTAAGATATGGCTAACGGACTAATCGGTGGTTTTGGCTCTTTTGGTAGAGGTCAAACACAAGGCTCTTTGCTAGGCAATGTTTTTCAGGAACAGCCTACTGCTGGTCAGCTACGCAGAGGCTTGTTTAATGAAGTTGTGCAGCAATACAGTGGTAACGCACAACAAACTGGTGGCGCTGCTATTGGTGCTGGACTAGGCATCGGAATTAGCAAGTTGCTTGGTCGTGATGTAGAAGGCGCTGAAAGAGCTGACAAGATTCGCAGAGTACAAGAGCGAGTAAATAGCCAATTTGGTGAGCAGTTTGCCTCTGATCCTTACACAGCTTTTTCAGGTACGGCGCAAGCGTTAATTGATGAAGGGCTTTTTGCAGAAGGCCTTGCGGCACTTGATCGGGCAAGAGAGTATGTTCCTCAAGCCCCTGATACCCAAACTTACTACGGTCCTGATGGAACTCCTGTTCAAGCATCAGTAAACAGAGAAGGGCGTTTAGTAACTTTAGATAATGAAGACATTACAGGCCAAGGTTTTGGAACAAGCAGACCAGAAAGACAATCACAAAGAGATTTAGAAAGAGATTACTATATTTCGCAAGGCTATGACGAAAGAGTAGCTAATGATTTAGCTAATAACAATATTCAAGCTATTACAAATCCTTTTACAAAACAGCCTGAATTAGTTAACATTACTGGTGGCCCTGTACCAGACGCATTGCCGCAAGGATATGATGCTACTCGCGGGACAGCTTCGGTACCTACTAATGAACAAGGCCAGCCTGTACAAACATCAAGAACAGACCAAGGTGCTCAGCAGGGCGCTGAAAGCGGAAGATCTAGAATGCAAGGAGGCGGTGCTGACGTTAGAGAGCCTGAAGGCTTGATTGAGCGCCCATTGCAAGTAGGGCTTGTGCCTTATTTGCAAGAAGGCTTGTCTAAAACTGTTGGCCAGGTTTTTCCTGAAACCTTTACTTTTGCCCAAACGACTGAAGACAGAACTCAGTTAAGAAGCGCCAGACAACAGCTTATTTCAGCGTTGGCTATTTCTGAAAAACCCCCCGTTATTGAGCAGGAAAGAATTGAAGGCAATCTTCCCGGTCTAGGCCCGCTTGAAAGTCCAGAAAGAGCTAGAACACAGCTAACCCAGTTGACTAAAGATCTTCTCAGACAGAGAGAAGCAGATCTTAGGGATATTAATGACACAAGTTTGAATCCAAGCCTAAGAAGGGACATTCAAAAAAGAGTTAACGGGGTAGAAAGAATGCTCCGTCTTGTAGACCCTCGTGCAATACAAACTGGCGAAGTCACGGAAGCGCCAGAGTTTTCTTTAGATGAAGCGCAGAGCACTTTAGAAAGCGGCATTCAAGAGGGCACGGTGCCTCAAGGTGCTTCTATGGGAGCGTATGACAGAGAAGCAAAAGGCTACCCAATTATTGTTAATGGCCAGCCTGCAACAAATAGTGAAGGCGAAGTTCTTTACATTTTTGAAGAGTAAATAAGTTATGGCTAGAATTGGAACACTTTCTCAAACAAATGCCCCGCCTGAGCAAGAGCAGGATCAGAATCTAGCTGCATCAGCTTTACAGAGAGCTAACAGACTAGGCCAAGCCGCCACTACAGGGATTGCACAGTTAGTAGGGATGCCTGTAAACATGGTTAACTCTGCTCTAGAAAGAGTCGGTTTAGGTGAGTACAAGCAAATTGGTGGAACAGAAGATCTTATAGAATTAGGATCTAAACTAGGCATGACTTTTAGGCCCGACGAAGAAACTGACGGGTTAGCAGAAAGAATTGCTTTTGAGCTAGGCGCTGCTTCACTACCTACAGCAGGTTTTTTGCGGTTAGGAAAAGCAGCAACTTCTGCTAGTGCAGCTATTGCTAGAGGTGCAGCAGAAACAACCAATAAAGTCGGCGCTATTACTCAAGGCGCTAGACAGGCTGCGAGCAGACCGGGTTCAGTCACTGCGCTAGAAGCAACTTCTGCCGCAGGAGCGGGGGCAGGCGCAGAGCTTGCTAACGAAATTGCTCCTGACAGCGAAGCATTTGAGGCTGTGGGGCTTCTTTTAGGAGGGTTTACTCCTAGTTTTATTAGTAACTTTTCTGTTGTTGGGCAGCTTGCTAACAAAGCCGCAAGATTTGTGGCTAGCCCCATTACTGGAGAGCGATCTAGACAAAGAGCAGCAAGAAGAATACAAGGTCGTGTAGCAGACCCACAAGCCGCGGCTAGAGAAATAGACCGGACGGCTGAAACAGGGCTGACGCCTGCCAGAGCAACCGGCGAAAGCGGTTTAATTGAGCTAGAAAGTCGCGTAAGACAGAGATACCCAGAAGTTGATA